ATGTTTGATTCGATTGAGATTAGAAAAGCGTTTAATGGGTTCATCGTTATATTAACGCCGGAAGATGATGAGCCTAGAGAATTTGTATTTGACACCAGCAGAAAAGCTATGAAGTTCATACGTCAATATGTAGAAACTAAGAAGGTAGCATCACCGGTAGTAGCGTAGTAGCATAATTTTCCTGCCCTATTTTGTTAAAATAAATAACAAAAAGCAGTAAATTCAACTGAAATTTGGAGTATATCAATGTCAAAAACCGTCTTAGTGACTGGCGGTGCAGGTTTTATTGCACACCACGTTATTGAAAATATATTAAGAAATACCGATTGGAATGTGGTCAGCCTAGACAGGTTAGACTTTTCAGGAAATCTAAATCGACTACACGATATGATGGCTGTGTTTGATACAGAAACCAAAAAACGTGTAAGGATAGTGTTCCACGATCTAAGAGCAGAAATTAACCCAATGGTTGCTAGAGACATCGGCGATGTTAATTATGTGCTACACTTGGCGGCTGGAAGCCATGTTGATCGGTCAATTGAATATCCAATGGAATTTGTTTTGGATAATGTAGTTGGCACAGGACACTGCTTAGAGTTTGCACGTAAATTACCAAACCTAGAACGCTTTATATACTTTTCAACTGATGAAGTATTTGGGCCAGCACCACAAGGTGTAAATTATAAAGAACGCGATAGATATAATTCAAGTAATCCATATTCAGCAACTAAAGCTGGCGGCGAAGAATTAGCAGTGGCGTTTGAAAATACCTACAAAATGCCAATATACATCACACACACCATGAACGTGTTTGGGCAAAGACAACACCCAGAGAAGTTTATTCCGATGTGCATCCGTAAAGTAAACGACGGTGATGCTATTACTATCCACAGTGATGCCACCCGCACAATTCCGGGCAGTAGATTTTATATACATGCCGCTGATGTAGCAGATGCCATGATGTTCTTGCTGAAATTAGACGACACTAAACTAGAACCAGACTACGGTGATGCTAGATGTCCTAAGTTTAACCTAGTAGGTAAGCAAGAAATCAACAATCTACAACTGGCACAGATCATTGCTGACGCCCAGGGCAAAGAACTAAAATATGAAATGATGGATTTCCACTCAGCCCGCCCAGGACACGATCTACGTTATGCATTAGATGGTGACTACATGAGAAAACTAGGATGGGAACCTAAAGTAGAACTAACAGAACGTATTGGTGAAGTAGTTGATTGGACACTACAGAACGATCGTTGGTTGCGGTGTGAGGATCTATAATGAAAAATATAGTACTGTTAACGTCGGCTCTATACACCAACTACGGAATATATGATCCAACAGAACGGATTCAACAAACGTTGGATACTGCTAAAAGTGCTAAAAAATATATTCCGGGTGCGGTGGTTATTCTAGTTGACAACAGTAAGATCGATGTCCTCAATGAAGATGGTAAGGTGTTCAATGAACTAATCGACACAGTTGATTACTACATTGATAACTGTGAAGACCCCGACATCCAACTGTTTCATAAGACCTGCTCTAATTATGACATTGGGAAGAATGCCATGGAGGCGTTGGGCATGACAAAAGCATTAAGACATATTATATCTGATCCAGCTCTTCTAGCAGAAGTAAAACAAGCAGAACGCATATTTAAACTTAGTGGCCGCTATCAGGTTACAGACAAGTTTGACATTAAGAAATTTGCTAATAGTACCACAAAAGACAAATACGTGTTTAAAAAAGCACAACCAAGTTGGATTAATCCTGTAGACACCGGAGTCTCCACGCTATTGCAGACACGCCTATGGTCATTTACTCCTAGCCTGCTTGAAGATACAGCAGACATGTATACCAACATCATTGAAACAATGTTGGAATTATTTAATCAACAGAAATATATCGACAATGAGCATGCTATGAGTAAATTTATTCCAAAAGACAAGTTAGTTGAACTTGACACAGTGGGGTTGCAAGGTAACATAGCTCCAAATGGTATGATGGTTATTGATTAATGAAGAATGTATTAATCTTAGGTGGTAACGGATATGTAGGCAGTAGGTTACGACAGGTACTTGCAGAAATGCATAATATCCATTCCGTTGACTGCTGTTGGTTTAACTATGACAGTGAATACAAAGACCACAGAGATTATCATAGACTTACCAAAGAAGAATTATCAAAATTTGATGTTGTAATAGTGTTAGCTGGGCATCCTAGTGTTCCTAGTTGTATTGGAGCCCTATATAGTCCATGGTTAAACAATGTTAGTAACTTTACAGACCTATTAGATAAAATAGATGATCAATTGGTTATCTATGCTAGTTCAGCAAGTGTGTACGGTAATAGTAAGCCGGGCGAACTTCATGCCGAAACCAACAAACAATTTGTTCCAGTAAACAACTATGATGTTACTAAGTATGCCTTGGACCAACAGGCCATTATTGCTAATCTAAGTGGAAAAAGAGTTATAGGGTTAAGATTTGGTACGGTCAATGGTTGGAGCCCAAATCTTCGATGTGATGTTATGATCAATGCTATGTATAGTACAGTAGTAGGAAACCAAACACCATTCAAACACCCAATTAACGTAACAAATAAACATATCAGTCGTGCAATCTTGGGTATAGAAGATCTTTGTCGTGCAGTTACTGAATGTATTGAGCAACAACACGTAGGAATATATAACCTATCTAGTTTCAATGACACTGTTGGAAACATAGCAGTTAGCGTAGCAAAAAAATTAGAGGCAAAAATTAACGATAACGGAAATACTACGAATGCTTATGATTTTGCTATATCAACAGACTTGTTTGAACAAACTTATAATTTTCAATTTAAAGAAACAGTAGACTCAATAGTAGACAGTTTGATTAGTAGGTATCATGAATCGGCTGTACAATACAGAAACAACTACATAATTTATCAATGGGAGCAAGAACGTGGATAATGCAACACACTTAACAGAGTGTCTGTGCTGTGGTGGCACTAACTTAAAAGTAACATTGGATCTAAATGAACAGCCAATGGCTAACAGTTTTAAGGACAGCCCAACTGAGGAAGAATTAACATTTCCGTTAAAGCTAAATCTTTGTACAGATTGCACACATCTACAATTGAGCCACGCAGTAAATCCGGACTTGCTGTTCAAACACTATCTATATGTTAGTGGCACCAGCCAGACATTAAAAGACTATTTTGATTGGTTTGCTGGATACACCAAGAGCTTCTTTGCCACTGATCCAAAAAATGTGTTAGACATTGCTTGTAATGACGGCACTCAGCTAGACAGTTTCAAAGCAAAAGGTTTTACTACGTACGGCATTGACCCTGCAGAAAATTTATACAAGTTGAGCTCAACAAATCATGAAGTTATCTGTGACTATTTTACAGAACAATATGTTGACCAGCTCAAAGACAAACACCTAGATGTGATAAACGCACAAAACGTATTTGCACACAACAGTTATCCATTAGAATTCTTAAAAATGTGTAAAGAAATTATGCATGACGATTCAGTATTGTTCATACAAACAAGCCAAGCTGACATGGTTAAGAACAACGAGTTTGATACTATCTATCACGAGCATTTGAGTTTCTTTAATGCGAATTCAATGAACGAATTAAGCAAGAGAGCAGGTCTTTGTCTAGTTAACGTTGAGAAAACCCCAATCCATGGCAACAGTTATGTGTTTGTGTTTAAGAAGATGCCAGCACCAGGTAACATAGAACAAGTGCTACAAGAGGAGCGCGACCAAGGAGCACAGAATTTAGAAACTTATAAAATATACGAACAGCGTTGTAGACAGGTACTTGAGGATCTAGACCAAATGTTGGTAATACATCGACTCAGCCAATATTTTATAGTAGGGTATGGTGCGGCCGCCAAGGGTATGACATTGATCAATGCTGGTGACTTATATTTAGATCTCATTATCGATGACAATCCAATGAAGCAAGGTAAGTTTGCGCCTGGCAGTAATATCCCTATAGTGCCAATTGACGAGTTAGATAATCTGACTGATCGTAAAATTGTATTTGTTCCATTGGCGTGGAACTTCTTTAAAGAAATTAAAGGTAAAATTAAAGCTAAACGTAACAACAGCAACGATGTTTTCTTAAAATATTTTCCAACAGTAGAGGTAGAATAATAATGGCTATAGACTTCAAAAAATCGTATTTAGACTTGTTAAGGAACACCATACTTGGTCTTACATACGCCGACTATAGGATTGATCCTTCAGTGGGAGAAATTCGCCCACATGACCCAAAAGCTAGAGAGAATGGCGAAGATTGGCCGTTTAATGCTCAGAGCATGGCAGGCAGTAAAAGAATGCTTAATGTTCATGAGTTAATTGATCAAATTACTGCCAACAGCATTCCTGGGGATTTTGTTGAAACTGGAGTCTGGCGCGGTGGTGTATGCATATACGTTGCTGGAATATTTAAAGCAGAGAATATTTTAGATCGACAAATATGGGTCTGTGACAGCTTTGATGGATTACCTAAACCCAACGATAAAGCATATCCAATTGATAAAGGCGACACACATTTTACCGCAGGATGGTTAAAGTGTGACCAGCCTACAGTAGCTCGAAATTTTGCAGGATACAATCTATTAAGCAGTCAAGTAAAATTTGTTAAAGGATGGTTTAGTGATTCCTTGCCAAAACTAAAAGATGAGATTAAACAAATATCTATTTTAAGGTTAGATGGTGACATGTATGAATCAACCATTGTGGCGTTAGAAAATCTGTACCCTAAACTGTCAGTAGGTGGATACGTAATAGTTGACGATTACGGATTACCTAACTGCCGCAAGGCCTTGGAAGACTATAGAAAATTCCACAACATTGACGATGAATTTATAACTATCGACAACAGCTCAAACTATTTCCAAAAAACTAAAGAATGTGATCCAACAAAGATAGAACATAGGTTTAGAATACCTAACACAACACCAACTCCCAAAGCAACAGTTGACCCTACATTCTCTATGCCCAATAAAGGTGCGTCGCTTAGTAGTCTATGAAGAAAACCCTGATATGCCACTTCTATAACGAACAATGGATGCTACCGTGGTTCCTTAACCATCACAAGGAAATATTTGACCATGGCATAATGATTGACTATCACTCAACAGATTATTCCGTTGATCTAATCAAAGAGATATGCCCAACATGGGACATAGTAACAAGTCGTAATCCTGATTTCCAAGCAGACAACATAGATACTGAAGTCATGGATATAGAAAAGTCAATCGACGGATGGCGCATAGCACTTAACGTTACTGAACAACTAATAGGCGACTATTCGGTATTATCAGATCATACCAATCAACAGTTATTAATTCCTAATATTTTTATGATTGATGTTGAACGTAATACAGCAAATCCTGATCTTCCTTTGTATGAACAATACCATCATGGATTTAGTTTTAAAGATGGACCTCAACAATTTTTAGAACGAAGGGCAAGGAGCATGCACAATACTCCGGTATTTTATCCGCCAAATAATACTGCTGAGTGTATGGGTCCAGGACGCCATTATCATTCATATAATACAGACCAATTGGTCACACTCTATTGGGGTTGGTGCCCTTGGGATGAAGGACAACTTGCTAGGAAAACACAGATACAAACACAAATACCTCTAGTAGATAGACAACGAGGTTGGGGGTATCATCATATAACCAACAACGAAACATTAACCCATAGACTTGAGAATGAGTTCGTTCCTCAAGCGAGAGATTTATCAAAGGATTTAGAATACTATGTCAGCAAACACAAAAATCTTTCAAATATACTTTAAGCCAGAGCTTGAAAAATATTTAGACCCTGCGTTTACTCCGTTGAGCAACGTAGAAAATCCGCGTCCGGACTTGCGTGAATGGGACGTGTGGAATCGCGAACATGATAACATCTTAGCACAAGGCTTAGATTATTGGGGATTTGTTAGTTGGAAGTTTAAAGAAAAAACAGGTCTTCACGGACATCAAGTATTAAAATTTATGTCAGACAATCCAGGATGTGACGTTTACCTATTCAATCCATGCATTTTAAATGAAGCAGTGTTTGCTAACAGTTGGGAGCAGGGAGACCTCCATCACCCAAACATCAGTGACATAGGTAATAGTTTCTTACAGAAGATAGGCTATGATAATGTTGATGTTAAGACAATGTTATTAGATCGCAACAATACAGTATTTGCTAACTACGTAGTAGGTAGTCGTAAGTTTTGGATAGAGTTTATGGAGTTTACCCGTAAGCTGTTCGTCGAGGCTGACAAGGATATTGAATTTAAACATCAAGTGTTTGGTGAGGGGTTGAGCAACTATGCCCATGATAAGTCGTTACCAAACTTTACTTTCTTAATTGAAAGATTAATTCCAACATACCTTGAATTAGAACACTTAGATAGTTTAGCGTACACATACACCCATGACACAGTTTTGTCTAAATATAGACCTATATTTGATGAAATACAAGCACTATCCAACCTAAAAGTAGCTATAAACCAGTACGACAGTGACGAATTATATAATGTCTGGAACTACTATAGACACGCTTTTATCAATAATAATCCAGGAATACTTAATATAGAGTAAACTACTGTTAGAATTGCCATATGTATGGCAATATATAGTAAAACAACCAAAAAAGGAGGCGATTGATGCTTAAATCTGCCAAGTTTTTAGTATTAGTATCATTAGCATTACTGGCGTTCTCGATCACATTAGGAACCCTATCAGGAACCCCAGGACACGATCCTATCCATATCAGGATAGACTATCACAATGTTACCCAAGACATGAAACGTCAACAAATCCTTTTTAAAGAAATTGACTGCCTCGCACGCAACGTTTATTATGAAGCACGTGGCGAAAGTGAGCAAGGACAACTGGCGGTAGCCCAGGTAACCCTAAACAGGGTAGAGAGCGGTATGTTTCCCGATTCGATATGTGGTGTGGTAAATGAACGTTACATGGTTAAAGGACAGGAAGTATGTCAATTTAGTTGGAGGTGTGATCCCAACGCAAACAAAAATCTCCTGGTGTCTGAATCCAACCCAATATTCCAACTAGCTTGGTTGGCAATTAGAGATTATCATAAACTGTCAGTGGTCACCCATGACACTTATTGGTTCCATGCTGACTATGTTAGACCCGCCTGGCGCAAGTTCAAAGAACGTGTAGCCCAAATAGACGACCACATTTTCTACCGTCAAAAACAACCTTAGGATAAATATTATTGACAGCAGGATATTTCTGCTGTATAATAATAACATGCTCAGAAGGCAGGTTAAATTAACTTTCTCAAAAGGAAATAAGAAAATGCCAGGTTACCAATCAAGTGGTACTGAGGCTTTACAAGCGTTAGCTAAAGAAGCCAAAGAAAAGAAACAAGCACAAGCAACAGACGAACTTAAAAAGTTCGAAGCATTGAAGCTAAAAGAAAAAAGCGAAGCTACTAGACGAATGGTTGAAGCTTTTTCAGACTGCGGTTAAGAAATTACCGGTTGACAAAAAGTCTTTTTGGTAGTATAGTATATGCTATATGTTACAAAAAGAAAAAGAATTCCATAGCAAAATAAAACGCATATTCTATTTAGGTGTGAGTGTCTGCCTATTAATATCAGCAATTGGTGCTTATCAAACATGGCTTAATCCACTAGGCCTAAAACCAGAAGTTAATCCAAAGCAACACAATGGTGCACAACCGTTTACTCCCCCAAATGTATTTGAATCTTCAGTCACACTGCCAGACGGTCGACCAACATCAACTCTCAATCTAAACATAGAGATAGAACAAGCACTTCCTTTAACTGAGGAGGACCTGGAAGTGTTTGACGAGCTTAGAACAATAGACGACCTAACCGACGAAGAATTCCAGGAGAAAACACAATGACACTTGACCAAGCACACGCAGTAGTACAGTTCTATGGAGAACACCATGAGATACGTAACCTCTGGGAAATATTAGATCACATGAAAGCCAATTGGAAGGATTTAGATCAGCAAGAACGAAAATCATTAGATTTGTTGTCACAGGACCTGTATGTTGGGTTAACTAATGCAAAATTCAACAAAAAAGGGAACACAACAATCATTGAAGATGACGGATACGCAGATTAATGATAAATTTTGGTTGACTTTAACCACAAGATGTGCTATAATTACGCTGTAATTTACTAAATCATGTGGAGAAAGCAATGGAAAAAAGAGTAAGGGATTTTGGAACAGCAGAGCGTACACAACGGGTATACGAACAAGTGATCGTTAAATTAGATCGTATCGAGGGTATGCTTAAATTCTTTAGCTTAGTTATGGCTGCCTGTTTTGGAGCTATGCTTATGGATTTATTACTTGGGTATTTTGGATAATATATGTTTAGACAGTTAATTGAAATGGTGATATTTTCCCTAGCAATAGTGTTAATGGCACCATTTTGGTTGCTGAGTAAATTGGTTATAAAGATATTAAAACTTTAATAATAATTCTAGTTATATTTTTTAGTCTAATAGGTTATCTAATTAGTTTACAAATAGGTTGACTTTTGGTTAAGTTGGTGCTATAATGTATTTAAGAAGTTAGGAAATGAAGGTGTTATTGAGCAGGTCTAGTTTAAGTAAAATGACAAAGACGTGGGCTCGAGACCAAGTTGGAGTAGTTAGGGGTTAGATTGATCACTTAGAAATCCCCTGGCTTGCTCAATAACACTTTCGATAGTAAAAAGAGATTGACAGATAGAAACAATCGTGCTATAATGTTTACATGATACTTAGAAAACAGACAAATGTTTAGTATCAAGACAACTAAGGAGACAGACAATATGAACGGTTTTGTAAAAATCAAAAATGGTAGTTATCGCAATCAGGAAGTTACCGATCAGGTATTTCCCTTAATCAAACAATTCCAACTAGGATCGAACGGTGGGTTTATCACTGTGGACGGCACTGGGCTATTTGGCAAGGACAAGATCCGAGTTACAGTCAACTCCCCAACTGACTATGAACTAGTTGACCAATCACAATATGTTCCACCAAAAGTAGAGGGTCAAGAGACCGATGCTGAAATCATTGAACGTATTGCTCAACGGTTTGATATCTTAGATGACATGACCAAAGCAGTATTGAACGGTGATATCCGTGCTATGATCGTAGCAGGCCCTCCAGGGGTTGGTAAGTCATATGGCATCGAACGTGAATTAGACAAAGCCAACCTGTTTGATCAAGTAAGTGGAAGACGTGTTAAGAGTGAAATGATCAAAGGTACAGCATCAGCATTAGGTATGTACAAGTCACTTTACAAATACTCAGATGAGAACTCAGTTGTGGTGTTCGATGATTGTGATTCGATCTTATTGGACGATGTTTGCTTGAACTTGCTTAAAGGTGCCCTGGACTCAAGCAAGAAGAGAGTTATTTCATGGTTATCTGACAGTCATTCGTTGCGTAGAGAAGGCGTGCCTGATCAGTTTAACTTTAAAGGTGGAGTGATCTTTATCACTAACTTAAAGTTTGACCAAATGAAAAGCCAAAAGACCAGAGACCATTTGGACGCCATCCAATCAAGATGTCATTACTTAGACCTAACACTAGACACTATGCGTGACAAACTTCTACGTATCAAACAGATCGCTGGCACAGGTGAATTATTTAATGACTACGACTTTGATCAGATACAACAGGATGAGATCATTGACTTCATGCATGCCACACAAAATAAACTGCGTGAAGTTAGTTTGCGTATGGCGATTAAAATCGCTCAGCTACGTAAGAGTTTTCCATTGAAGTGGGAACTGATGGCTGAAACTACTTGTATGAAGAGTAGATAAAAGTTTTGGCTACTGATTAATAGTAGCCAAAAACGATACACCTTCCATTTGTCTGGCTCCGGGTGTATCGGGCAGTAAACCCCCAAAGTTTTTGTCGGCTTTGGGGGTTCTTTTTGCTTGCAATATCTGTTAGAATGCTATATACTATTAATATGCCTAAGAAAAAATTACAAATACAATTAACAAATGTAGATCAGACCAGTACTTATGATTTAGATTTTGAAATCAATGATACTTCTATAGCTCACAAGTGGTTACGAGAAGTTAAAGAGTTTGATAAGCATGGGCAACCATTCGACGACAAAGAAAGGTTTTATAATTTTCCCCACAGTAAATACACTCCGACTTATGTAGTTAACTATCTCAATGAGCTAATTGATACTATTAACAGTCATTCGTCCGGACTAATAGAAAAAAGAGCCACTGAGTCAATGACACAAGACACATTGAATTATCTACATCACATATTTGAAGTGCACCATGGCTTGTATGATCAACAGACTAATAATAAATTTTATAAAAATGCTCCGGAAGAAGTGAAGCAGGCATTGGCAGATCTAAACATATGGATACATCGATTTGAAAGTTTAGGTGAGATGCCAAGATTTGTTGGCACTTGGTATGGAAAATCTTGTCGCAAGACATTGGACGAGGACGACTTCAATGAGTTTTCTTTAACTGAACATTGGGGAGATCTAAAGATAAACTACTGCGAAATAGGTAAGACTTTGTTTGATCTTTATCATGATAAAGATACCTATATTGATAAAGATGCGTTTAAACCATTGTCTTACTATAGTGTAGATTTCACTGTGAGATTTACTGATAAATCAGAGGAATACTATTCTAAATTAGAAAATGAAGTTTGGGAATATTTTGACCAGCACAACGAGTTTTTTACTAAGTTAGGATACAGCAAATTTGATCCAAAACTTAGTCTAGGTTGGATCACTGTTGGGAAATTGATTAATCAGGAGAGCCGCAAAAAAATAATTGAGTCAATTGGGTTACATCAACGCATTGGAAAAATTATATGCTGACATTCCAATACGTAGAAGACTATCTTGAGTTCCTTGGTGGATATGAAATAGGGCCGTCATCGTTAATATGGCCTACAGTGTCTGACAGGATAAGTCTAGCCCGGTATGATGTGCAGATAGTCGGCAACATGTCGTCCACCACAGTGTTTGGTACAGCATTAACAGACAAACAAGCAGACCTAGCTGTTAAACTGATTTTAAAGTACCGTAGACAGTTTTTAAAGTATGGTGTGGATGTTACCCCAGTTGAGAATCCTGTGTTTAGGGTTCCAATCCGTAAGATAAATCGAACTAAAACTATCCAATTGGATGGTGACATGATGGCTTTACGATTTCCATACGACAATCAGATGATAAACGAAATACAAGAATTCCGTGGACTAAGTCAAGGGCGTGCCAAATTTGACCGTGACACTAAAGTTTGGTATTTAGGAGTAACCGAGTACAATGTCAATTGGATAGTTACCTGGGGCGATGGCTACGGGTTTACAATCGATCAGGCGATACGTGATCTACTGTCTAAGATAGTCGACTGCGAAAAGACCCCCTATAAGATTGAGTTAGTTAAAGATGATAAAAAATACAAGATAACCAATGCTCCTAAAAGTTTAGTGGCATACATAAAACAGCAAGGCGGGTTTGGGCACAGCAATCTTGTTAAGTTAATTGATTGTGCCGGCATGTGCGGATACGACATCAATGAGGAAGTCGTCGAAGAAGTGGTAGCAAGGTACGGAACAGCACTTCATGAGATCGGAGGAAAACATAGCATACATATTACCCCAAGTCCTAAAAATTTAAATATGATATTTGACTATGCCGAGCTAACTGATCGATATCCTATCTGTATATATAACCCTACCCTATTTGACATAGACCTAAGTCGTTTTATTGAAGAGGACATTGTGAGGTTTGACCGGAATGGTAAAACCAAGACTAGCGATTATGACCCGTATTGTGTTAAAGTAATATATGCACATAAGATTCCAACGACCTGGGATTTTCCTGTACTATTATTAGTAACAACATTTGAAATGATGTTTGGCGGTCGCAAGATGGATTGGACACGCAAAGCAGAAAAGATCATCTACTATGGTGTAACACAACTAAGAGAACAATATTAATGGCATTAGCCAGACTACTAATTAAAGATGAAGTGAACGTGAAGATAGAGGGACTCGACTTGCATGAACGCAAGGAGCTGTCTAATATGTTTAAATTTGAGATTCCCGGAGCACGATACTTGCCCGCAGTTCGATTAGGTCGGTGGGATGGCAAGGTAGGATTTTTCCAACTAGGTGGTAGCACGTACATCAACCTACTGCCAGAGATATTACCATACCTAGAGAAACAAGGGTATCATGTGGAAGTAGAAGACTTTAGAGACTATCAAACAACATTTCAATTCAAACAGGTCACAGAAGACAGTTACAGTCATCTAACATGGCCAAAGACACATCCTATAGCCGGACAGCCTATAATGTTGCGTGACTATCAGGTTAAAATTATCAATGAGTTTTTGTCTACTCCGCAGTGCCTACAGGAAGTAGCGACAGGCGCAGGAAAGACACTTATAACTGCTGTATTAAGTCACAGTTGCGAAGAACACGGCCGCACTATAGTTATAGTACCAAACAAATCACTTGTTACACAGACCGAAGCAGACTATATCAACATGGGATTAGACGTAGGTGTTTACTTTGGCGACCGTAAAGAATTTGGTCGTACACATACCATATGTACTTGGCAGAGTCTAAATATCCTACTCAAAGGTAGCCGCAATCATGAAGTAGATATTACTATAACTGAGTTCTTAGAAGATGTAGTTTGTGTTATGGTTGACGAAGTACATATGGCTAAGGCAGATGCACTTAAAAATCTGCTTACTGGGGTCATGGCACACATACCTATCCGTTGGGGGTTAACTGGAACAATACCTAAGGAAGAGTTTGAGTTCATGAGTCTAAGATGCTCGCTTGGTGATGTTATTGGTCGATTAAGTGCTAGCGAATTACAAGACCAAGGAGTACTTGCTAATTGCCATGTAAATGTGTTACAATTAATTGATCACGTGGAATATAAAGATTATCAGAGTGAGTTAAAATATCTACTGGAAACAGAGGGTAGATTAGATTACATTGCTGAATTAGTAAGCAAGGTTATTGAGACTGGTAATACGTTAATACTGGTAGATAGGATAGCACCAGGAAAGGCATTACAAGAAAGGATTCCTAATTCAGTATTCGTATCTGGAGCAACTAAGGCCGCAGATAGGAAAGATGAATATGATATGATTGCTACCGAAGATGCAAAAGTTATCATTGCAACATATGGAGTTGCCGCAGTAGGTATTAACATACCACGTATATTTAATATGGTCTTGATAGAACCTGGCAAGAGCTTTGTGCGTGTGATACAAAGTATAGGGCGAGGTATACGTAAAGCAGAAGATAAAGACTTTGTTCAGATCTGGGATATAACGTCAACATGCAAGTTCGCCAAGAGGCATTTAACAGTACGAAAGAAATTTTATAAAGACGCAAACTATCCATTTATAGTTGAAAAGGTGGATTGGCAAACTTAATAAGGAAAATTATGTACATATTAACACTAGAGAATAAAGCATATGAGATGAACGAGATACCCGACGAAGTTGAGGATATGCGTTTCTCTATACTAGACAATAGCGATCCAAAGAATCCGGACTATTTCTTTATTCCTTTAATCTTCTTAGAAAGTTTTAACAGTCCAGCACTAGTATTAAACATTGGTGGCAACTTGGTCAAGATGCCTGTGGACTGGCAGATACTGATAGGAGAACCCGATTTTGGCGACTTGGAAGTTATCCCATTGACCAGTATCAATGATCGCGGCTTTTCGGTATACACGTTCAATCCATTGACCAGTTTCAAACCAGTATTTGAAACAGTTGAGATCGTGGACATCTATCAAGATGTTAAATGGTATTTCCCCAAACTTAAACCAGGGCAGTTACTGGCGGTGCCAATCAATGACGGTGATAAACCAATGTGTGCCTATTTTGTTAAGGAAATTAGCCGCCAGAGCGAAGTCGTCGACTACGGCAAAATTTGGTAAAAGCAAAATTTAACTTTACAACACACGGTCAAAGAGTGTATAATTATATATATGAGAGATGATAAATTAATGGCGGTAGGTGATAACTTAGAATATGATTACCTTACCCAAACTAAGGATGAGTATAGTAATACTGGACCCTGGGACACTGATTGGGATTCTGTCGCTCTATGGAAATCTATTAATAAACAGGCAAAAACACATCCGGCTGTACAAGCGGCACTTGATCAATTAAAAATGATATATAATTTAAGTAAAGAAGACCACAACGACGAGGACCTACCATTTTGAATCCAAATATGTTTAAGCAAAAAAAGAAACGAGCAGTGGATCCAAATGCTCCACCGCGCCCAAATCTACTCAGCCAAGACAAGAAACTGCGTGAGACCACAGAAGCATTTGGTAAATTACACGACATGGTAGCACGACAACAGTCCGCCATTGATGATCTACAGGCCAAATACAATCGCATGCAACAGGCAGTTGATCAATTGGTTAGCGTCGTTAGAAGTAAAAGTTGAGTTCAAGTTTAGAAATCAAGTATGAGATGCAGGCCTTTGATCGCAAGGATCGTGCATATTATGATAACTTCACTGATGAAGATCGCAAGAAGTTTTCAACTTATCTAATGCTGAAATATGGTGCCAATGTTGGTGGCAACCAAGATCTACAGGCCTATTATCTAATGGCCACAAATGGTCGGGTCAACAAGAACTTCTTTGATCTAGGCACCAAACACACTAAGCTACAATGGCTGACCTGCACCACTGTGAGTCCAGCAAAGGAGCCACAGTTCCATTATTGGTTAAAGGCTAAAAAGAAAGAGGGGGATAACAAGAGTCAGAAATTTTTGGCCAAGCTGTATCCAAACATGAAATTAGACGAGATAGACCTATTGTCTAAACTCAATGATAAGAAAGAAATTAAAAAATTAGCACACAGTTTAGGTATTGAGGACAAAGATATAAAAAAGGATTTAGGATGAGCACCCTATTGATAAACGGGTGTAGTTATACTGCAAATTGGAGTCCACTAGATAAGGTGCTTGGAAAGAAATTGGAGTTTGAGAGTACAGTAAATCTAAGCACTCCTGGTAGTTCTAACGATAGGATATTTAGGACAACTTTAGAATATATTTTTAAAAATAAAGTAGATTTTGTTATGTTATCAATGACTTTTTGGGATCGCCAAGAAGCATATTGGGCTGATGATGATTGGACTGATTATTCTCCCATGGGTGTAATGAGACCAGCAGAATTAAAAAATGACGAGTCAATGTATAAGAAGTATATACAAGACAGATATCGATATGATGTCGACATTAACTACATGGACAAACTGTTAAATGATATAATAATGTTTACGGGATGGTTAGATTCAATGGGCATCAGATATTTAATTTTTTCTTCGCCAGGCGAGTATTTTAAGTGGGCTAAGTTTACATTTAATCAAGATAAATTAACATATTTAAAAAACAATACACGAATCATTAACATTGAAAATTGGTCAGCTAACCAATATATGCATGACCACGGTGGGACCAGTATTGAGAAAGAAGGCAACCCCTCTGGCCTACATTATACGACCGAAAGTTTTACGATATTAAATGAATTTATATATGAACATATTACTAACAATAATTTATGATAAACGAGATCTTAGAGACTTGGCGTGAGAGCTCGGACACGATGACAAGTCATTCAAATCCGACCTATAAGTGCAAGTATTGTACTAAAGAATACCGCAAGGAATCAACTTTGGCGGCTCATATGTGCGAAAGCAAAAGACGTGTTCAGCAAGAAAAGGAAGTAGGAGTACAATTAGGCATGCAGGCCTACTTGCGGTTTTATGAACTGACGCAGGGCAGTGCTAAAATGAAGACATACACGGACTTTGCTAACTCATCATACTATTCAGCATTCGTTAAGTTTGGCCGCCACATGATTGCTATCCGTGCTGTTAATCCTAAAATGTTCATTGAATGGGTTATAAAAGAAAATAAGAAATTAGATCATTGGTGCAAAGAAATCATTTACGCAGAGTTCCTTGCCACCTACATAAAGAAAGAATCAATCAATGATGCCGTTGAGCGTGCCCTAACAGAGATGCAGGACTACGCCGACGAAACAGAAGGTTTACAGTTCAACGACTATTTCCGTTTTGGCAGTACGAACAGGATATGCTCGCACATCACTAACGGACGCATCAGTCCGTGGATAGTGTTTAACTGCGGCAGTGGAATCAAATTCTTAGAAACGCTCAACGAAGAACAGATCGCCATCATAATGCCCTGGATAGATCCAGAGTACTGGCAACGAAAGTTTACCGACTACATGGCGGACACTGAGTGGGTTAAGATGTTATTAAAGGAGGCGGGACTTTGACAAAACTACCAATTTTAAAAATAGACAAAACCCCACCGTGGGTTTTACATGCCGATAGCAAGGAGTTGATAAAAATTGATTTCTATCCAGGGATTCATGGAAATTTTTTAGATTATTCTATAAATGCATTAGATCCTGTTGTCAGATTAGATGATCCTTTTACTAAGTTTGGAACCTCGCATAAGGCATTTGAAAGAACATTGTCTGTATGTTATCATTATACCATAAATGATATGACATGCAAAGGTAGAAAGATTATTTCTCTTACAGCTGAACAAGAAGACACCCCGTTAGTTGTTTATTTAAACATAAGTCGGGTCGGCGACTATGGATATAATGTTAAAGATCTTAATATAAATTTTTATAGCACACATAAAAAAATGCCGGGATCAGAATTGTATTTTGCTCTTTTAAAAAAATGCTACAATGTTGATGTTAAAAAAACAGATTCTATTAGTAGAGGAATACTTAGAGAATTTTTTAAGTTTGGTTTTTTAGATTATTCAACGTGCCAGGCATGGAAAGAAATTCTAAGGCAAAAGCAAGTTCATTTAAATTCTACGGTCCCGGTATTAGAAATTAATTTTAAAAAATTATATACTTTTGAAACGTACATAGAAACATTGACTCAGATTATTCAGTATTTTAATTTAGAGTATTCTGTTGACCTTAAATACTACCAGCCATTGTGGTTGTCCTTTATTAAAAAAATTGATGCTATTCGATGGAATATTAACGCCCACAATGTATTTGAATCAATACAAAAAATGGAACATAGACCAATTGATTTTAACTTACTTCAAGAATCGTGGTTGAATGCTCGCCTTGAAATAGCGTATAATAAAGAAATGCCATTCAAACAAGAACAGTATTTTACCAACACTAAAGAAATTATTAAATATTTGGGCTTAGACAGTAGTGAAATTTAAATCAGACATTGACATAGACTTCGCAGACAGAGATCAGGTATTAGCAGTGCTTGATGTTACTCCAGCTAGCATCATGCGTGAGGGTAAGTTGGTTAAACACAACTCAGGGGTATATGCTTCAGACATTCCAGTGGACCCATTTACCGGATGGGCGAGCCTGGACTATGATGTTGCTGAAGACCGCGGATACATGAAACTGGATCTGCTTAACGTTAACCTCTATAAACAGGTCCGTGATGAGAAACACCTAGTGGAGTTGATGCGAGAACCCAATTGGGCCAATTTATATAACCCAGAAATATGTGGGCAATTGATACATATCAACAATCACTATGACACCCTACTTAAAATGCCAGAGCCTGTAGACACTATCCCACGCTTGGCCATGTTCCTGGCAGTGATACGTCCAGGCAAGCGACATCTAATAGGTAAAACTTGGAAAGAAGTTAGTGATACGGTTTGGACTAAAGTTGAGGGTGAATACAGTTTTAAGAAAAGTCATTCTGTGGCCTATTCACAGTTGGTTGTGGTAAATCTTAACTTACTTTCCTGACTAAGGTAATACTCCTGCGCTTGCTTCTCTTGCTAGCGATTTCTTTTAGGCTTATGTAAGGACCGTGTTCTATGTTCACGTCCTTGCTGTTGAATGTTTTTAAGCAGGCACGGAACTCGCTCCAGTCAGATTTCAAAAACACATTGATCGGTACTAATCTATTTGATTCCCACCACCATTGATCTGCCATTTCTAAGAAACGTGTCTTCTGGTCTATAGTTTTTAATGCCGCAAAATCATAGATTGTAGTTATGATTTCATCGGAGTTCTGTATGATTCCAATGTAATCATTGCCGCCATAGGTTATGAAGCTGATGAACGGATATTGGTCTAATAGTTTCTTATATGTGTCTTCCATGTCTTTGCGATAAATACTCAATAAGGATCGAGACTGAAATGCCCCTAATCACAAGTTATTTATATGATAATAAACACACCGTCCAAATTCTGGACTATTCCGATCCCACAATTAAAACGAGGAACAGACCCGTGTATCAAAGACCAGTCGTAGTTTACCAAGGGATCGACAATCCAGTGGTTGTTGAATTTAAGAATCAAGATCAAAAGGCCGTGAATCTTACAGGCTATGCGGTGCAGGCCGCGATACAAGATCCTATAGGGAAAATTACGGTCAACACCTACGCGGTAACTTTTGCCAATGCCGCAACTGGGCGAGGCACATTTACGTTTGATTCATTGACAATCAGCAACCTAGAAGCAAGATTGTACAAAATTACGTTCAAGTCCAATAGAGAGATAGACAACGTGGAACAACCTATGTACTTTGATGACAATTACCAAGCACCATTGGATCTGGACATACGCCCAGCCTACTATAACGCAGAACCATTTGCGGCCAATGTGTCCTACGATGGAGGAACTATATAATGGCCGTGGCTAACGTACAGATATTACACAAGCGTGGCAATGCCACAGTAAGTTCAACATATATTGGACCGGTGGGTGAGATAACTATCGACACCACATCAGACTCTATAAGGATACAGGATGGTCTTACTGCTGGAGGATTGTTATTACCTAACGCCGCAGTGATCACCGGCAACATCACGCAGGCCAATGTGGGCATGCGAGGATATGTTGACTATTCGATATCAGCAAACATTGCCGCATTGGTTGGGTCAGCCCCTGGCATATTAGACACCCTGGGTGAGATAGCAGATTCTATCAATGATGATGCTAATGTGTTTGTGACATTGAATAACACTATTAATTTAGGCAACACAATACAGACTGAACAAATGCTAGCAGGTAATGCGGCTTTGGCTTTTGCAAATACTATACAATCAGAACAGATAGTGGCTGCCAACACTGCATGGGCTTTTGCAAACACAATACAATCAGAACAGATAGTGGCTGCCAACACTGCATGGGCTTTTGCAAACACAATACAATCAGAACAGATGCTAGCAGGTAACACTGCATGGGCTTTTGCAAATACTATACAATCAGAAATTTTAACTGCCTCCAATATTGGTATGATTGGGTATGTAGACAACTCAACCACCACTGCCAACGTTGGCATGACTGGCTATGTTGATTTTGCTAATACTGTACAGGCTAGTGTAATCACTCAAGCAAACACTGGTGTTGTGGGGTATGTTGATAACGCAGTTACAACAGCTAACATTGGTATGGTTGGCTACGTTGATAACTCAACCACAACTGCCAACGTTGGTATGGTCGGTTATGTAGATAACTCAACTACAACAGCAAACATTGGACAAATAGGTTATACTGATAACGCAGTTACAACAGCTAACATTGGTATGGTTGGCTACGTTGATAACTCAACCACAACTGCCAACGTTGGTATGACTGGCTACGTTGATTTTGCTAATAGTGTCCAGGCTAGTGTGATTACCCAAGCAAACACTGGTGTTGTGGGGTATACAGATAACTCAATCACCACTGCCAACATTGGCATGATTGGCTATGTCGGACAACAAGTAACCACTGCCAACATTGGACAGATAGGATTTACCAACGAGACAGTTACACAGGCCAATGTGGGTATGAAAGGCTACGTTGACAACGGAATTACTGCACTAATAGGTGCCGCCCCCGACGCATTAAACACTTTGGTCGAATTATCTGCGGCAATAAACGATGACGCTAACATAGCAACTAACCTTACTACAGCAATTACAAATGCAAACATTGGTATGGTCGGTTATGTAGATAACTCAACTACAACAGCCAACATTGGACAAATAGGTTATACTAATAACGCAGTCACTACAGCCAATATTGGCATTATTGGATACATAGGTAATGAAGTAACAACTGCTAATACGGGAGTGGTAGGGTATGTTGATAGTCAATTAACATCTTATGCTGTTAACGTAGCAGTACAAGGGTATACAACAAATGCGGTAAACACTGCTAACATTGGTATGACTGGTTATGTTGATTTTGCCAACACAGTACAAGACAGTGTTATTACATCAAGAGTAAACACTGCCAACATTGGTATGATTGGATATGTAGATAACTCAACCACCACTGCTAACATTGGACAAATAGGTTATACTGATAACGCAGTCACTACAGCTAATATTGGCATGGTTGGTTATGTTGCCAGCCAATCTCATTATTCAAATGTTAATCTTGCGACATATCAAGGAAACATACAATCTACAGTAAACGGATACGCAATTGGATATAAAAATATTCCACAAGTTACAGCAGGTAACGTTACTATTGCATTAACTGACTCTGGTAAACACTATTACTCAACGAGCACAGCACCAACGACGTTGACGGTGCCAAGCAACGCCAACGTGGCATTCCCAACAGGTACTGCCATAAGCATAGTGAACAAAGGGACTGGTAACGTAACCTTGGCACTAGAAGTTGAAGTATCAATGTACCTAGCAGGCAACGCAACAACTAGCACAAGAACAATCACCACATATGGTATGGCTACTCTAATGAAAGTAGCAACAGACGCTTGGTTTATTAACGGTAATGGAATAGTTTAATGACAGGTATCATGCAAATGGTGGCTAACAATGTTGCAGAATTTGGATACACACCGCCAGACTTTGTAAGTTCTGGTTTGGTAGCATATTATGATCCAGCAAACTCTCTAAGCTATTCAGGAACAGGTTCAACATTCAGTGATTTGTCAGGAAACAGCAACGATGGAACCATTGTTGGGGCAACTTATACCAACAGCAGTTATTTTTCTTTAGATGGCACAAACGATTATATCCGCTCACCAAACTTATACAGCGACATAGGCAATCCAGATACATTTTCAGCAGGAGCATGGGTATATCCAACAGCCGCAGGTGTTGTGCTACAAATAGCTGGCACACCAACACCAGGACTAACCTATTTCTTTAGTGCGTTAGAGTTTGTTGGTGCAGGAAGTCCTGTTCCTAACTTTGGACTTTGGGGCGGTGCAGGCATCATAAAAGACACAGGCTCAGCATTGAGTTACAACACATGGTATCACATGGTTATTACCTATGATGCTACTACACTCAAAGGTTATATCAACGGCGCAGAGGTTGCAAGTGCAACCATAACATATAGTTCGCCACATGATGATAGCCTAACAGCACATCATCTATTATGGGGTGCAGGAGCCGCAACCAATATGGGTGACGGCACATACTTTAATGGACGAATGGGTATTATTCGTGTCTATGATCGTGCCCTAAGCGGTGCAGAAGTTACTTCAAACTACAACAACGCCAAATCAATCTACGGGTTATAAGCTAAAAATCATTGATTTCCTCCAAAAATGAGTGTATAATATAGTATATGCTCAATACCGTACAAGATTATGTAAAGTTAATCTTACCTAGTAAGAAGAAGACCAGTGCCAGTGGATGGACAAGTTTTAATGCTGTCTGCTGTGAACACAATGGGGAAACTCCTGACAGGCGTGGTAGAGGTGGTATAGCAAACAACACTGACGGCTCAGTATCATACCACTGTTTTAATTGTAACTTCAAAGCCAGCTATCAACCTGGCAGACATTTAACGTACAAATTCCGCAAACTGCTCGCATGGTTTGGTGCAGACCCAAATGAGATCAAACGATTGGTCATTGAAGCCATACGTATCAGAGAATTAGTAGCACCAGAAGAAGTCAAAGCGGAAGAAGAAAAGATCGAGTTCACGGCCAAGCCACTGCCAAAGAACGCCGTGAGATTTAAAGACCTAACGGTAGCACACCCAGCCTTGGAGTACTGCTACAATCGAAAGATTGATTTAGATAAGTATGATTTTTATGTGACAGAAGACTCTGCATATAATCTACATAAACGAGTGATCATACCTTGTTATTGGCAACATGATCTAATAGGTTATGTAGGACGTGCTATAGATGACACAGTAAAACCAAAATATTGGAATCAATTTGACACTGGTTACGTGTTTAATCTCAATAAACAGGAACAGGATTGGAAGTTTGTTATAGTATGTGAAGGACCATTTGATGCCATGAGCGTTGACGGAGTTGCAGTCATGCACAATCAAATATCAGAACAACAAGCAGACATGATTGAAAGTTTGGGCAGAGAAGTTATAGTGGTGGCAGATCAAGACCGTAGTGGTAGTAAACTGTTACAAGACGCACAGGAGTACGGATGGAGCGCTAGTTTTCCTGTATGGCAGGAGACCTGTAAAGATATCAATGAAGCAGTACAGACGTATGGCAAACTGTTTGTGCTTAAATCAATCATTGACGCTAAAGAAACAAGTAAGCTCAAGATTGAACTTATGAGGAAAAAGTTGTATAATTAATTATATATGTCAAAAGAATACACACCAGAACTACAGAAACTATTTCTTGAAATGATGATGCAGGATGCACAGAGCTTTGTGCGTGTGCAGAACATCTACAATCCAGAAAACTTTGATCGCAACCTAAAAGAAGCGGCCAAGTTCTTGATGGATCATGCTGACAAGCACAAGACACTTCCAACCCCTGAACAGGTGTTAGCAGTAACTAAGGTAGACCTAAAGCCAATCAAAGATCTAACTGAAGACCATTATGATTGGTTCATGATTGAGTTTGAAGGATTTACACGTCAGAAAGAACTAGAGCGTGCGATCTTAAAGTCAGCAGACTTGTTAGAAAAAGGTGAGTATGATCCAGTAGAAAAATTAATTAAAGATGCGGTACAGATATCACTTACCAAAGACATGGGTACAGATTACTTTGAAGACCCTAGAGCAAGACTGTTAGCGATCAAAGATAATAACGGACAGGTATCAACAGGATGGCCTACCCTAGATAAAAGATTGTTTGGCGGCATGAACAGAGGTGAACTAAACATCTTTGCAGGTGGCTCGGGTTCAGGTAAAAGTTTATTCATGCAGAACATAGCAATCAATTGGGTTACGCAAGGACTTAATGGTGTGTTCTTGACATTGGAATTGAGTGAGGGCTTGTGTGCTATGCGTATGGACAGTATGGTAGCAAACTGTTCAACCAAAGAAGTGTTTAGGGACCTAGACACAGTGGAAATGAAAGTTAAAATGGTTGGGAAGAAGTCAGGCAAGTTACGTATCAAATACATGCCAGCACAGAGTAATGTCAATCAAATCAGAAGTTATTTGAAAGAATTGCAGGTACAAACAGGAATGAAAATTGACTTTATCATGGTTGACTATTTAGATTTGGTCATGCCAGTAAGTGCTAAAGTAAGCCCAAATGATTTGTTTGTTAAAGACAAGTATGTGAGTGAAGAATTACGTAACCTAGCAAAAGAACTTAACATGCTAATGATTACAGCTTCACAGTTGAATCGTGGAGCAGTAGAAGAAGTAGAGTTTGATCACAGTCACATTGCAGGTGGGTTGAGTAAAATTAATACTGCTGATAATGTGTTTGGTATATTTACAAGTCGTGCAATGCGAGAACGTGGAAGATATCAGATACAGTTAATGAAAACACGTTCAAGTAGTGGGGTGGGTATGAAAGTTGATCTAGAGTTTAACTTAGACAGTCTACGTATTACAGATCCAGGTGAAGAAGCACAAGAAAGTGGACGACAGAGAACTGGATCAAACATTATGGGTCAGATCAAAAGCCAATCAAATGTAACACCATCACAAGAAGATACAGCAAAAGTAAATGCCCAAGTAGACTCTAGCAAGTTGAAGAATATGCTGGCTGGCCTTAAGAAAGCAGAATAACATCTGCTACTAGTAACACTGATTGGGGGAAATTGTAGAATACTTAGATAATCTAGATCAAAGACGAGGCACTAATTGGCGAGATACGTTTCCTGAATTAAATCAAAAAATTCAGGCATATAATCTTTAATACTAATCTTCTTTAATTGATCCTGTATTCGTAATTCTTTAATTGCCGCATTGAATTGTACAAGATCGTCTGCACCTTCTACCTTAGGTATATGAGTAACATTTACTTTATTTTTAATACCTATAGGAAGTGCATGCGGTGAAAAGTATGCAGGCTCTGACACCATAGTGTGATTGTGTGTCAGCCCCATGCTATCAAACCAATCAATGGTTTCTTGATAGTACATAGCATTTACATTACTAACAACATAACTAACACTGAGCATAAAGTTTAACTGTTTGAATAATTTAATATTCTCTAAGAGGATATCCCATTTCAGAGGATACCTCATATATTCAAAACGTTTTCCTACTCCATCTATACTAAGACAAACATTTACATTTGTAAATTTTGATAATATATCTTTTTGCTTTGAACTTAACTCTATACTGCTGTTAGTAATTACACTTATAAAACAATTGGTATTGTTATGTTCTATTAGTTGCTCTAATATCCAAAAGTTTTTATTCTCCATCAGAGGCTCACCACCAACAAAAGATAACATTATTAGATTTTTGTAATCAATGCCATTGATCTTATTATCAGGTAAAATCTGAAATGTTTTTTGTTTTCGTAATGTAGCCCACGCACTACTGGCTATGCTACCACAAGTTACACAGGTACTGTTACAAAGATTTGAGATTCCTAATTTAACGATTTGTGTGCTGTACTCTCCTTTTTGACATGCATCTTCTATTTGTTGTATATCTTTATCAGCATAGAAGTCAAACGATTCGTTTTTAATTTGTCTATCACTTTTAATATTTTGATCTTCTAGTGCCCAACATTTTTGACATGCTGGTGCACGTTTACCATCGAGCATGTCCTGTTTAACTTGTTCTAGATCTACATCAAAAGGTAGCAAACAACAGGGTGTGGTGATGTTGTTGAAATGTTCTTTACTGTAAAAAGGTAATACGCAAAAATAATTATTCATTGTAATCATATTTAGTTCATGCTATAATTAAAGAAATAAATCAGTATAGACAAGCATAAATATACTAAATTGGAGTGAGACCGTGCAAAAACGTACCCGTAGTATATTAACAGAGCTTGACGAACTACTAATACACAAGGACAAGGAAAATCTCCTAGAAAGTCGTGCTAGCAATGTGATCAAAAGTGCCATCAACATCATACAGCATATCCACGAAAACTACGACAATGAAACTGCGACCAAACTAGAAAATCGTTTCTTAAATGCGATCAAAGGTCAAGACCCATCAAAATTCTCCAGAGGCATAAGGAAACTAAAAGATGAAGATTAAAGAAGTAATGTCCGAGGCTGGAATATTTAAAGGACTGGCTAAAGGGATTGGACAAGCATTAGCACCCAACGCTATGGCGTCTAATGCAGAAATACCTACACAAACAGGTTCTAGAGATTTTGAATACAAAGGCAATACCTATCGATGGTTAGGACAGCAATGGGGTGTAAAAGGTCCTGGAGGATATAGTCCTGCAAGTAAAGAAGTACAACAACAATTAAACGCACTTATTGCTCCAACGACACCTGCAGACCAACCCGTACAAACTGGTGCTAACTTTGATCTTAATTCTACACTAGACGATACTACTCAATATAGATTTGACCATCCGCTATACAGAGCCGACGATGTTAATATTATTGTAAGAAAAGACGGCTGGTATTTAAATAAGTTACCAAAAGGCTTGCGTGGACAAGTTCAACGTGACCCCGCTACAAGACTGTATAAAGTTAAACAACCAAAAAATATACAAAAATTCAATGACTATTACAATAAGGCCGCAGATGCAGGCAGAGTCATTGAAGAACCAGCAGACGTATTATAATGAAACTATTTGAGATCAAAAGACAGACTCCAACCTTTTTACTAACAGAAAGCAAGAACACGCACCTTGAACATCTCGAGGATCTAGTGTTTAACGATGGCTACGATGGCGCTATGAGTGCATTGGATTATGTAGAAAGCCTCCGCCAGATGTTAGCAGATGGAACAGGAACCACGAGCAAACTAACAGTTAAGTGGGACGGGTCACCAGCAATTATATGTGGTGTTGATCCTAAAGACAGTCGTTTCTTTGTTGGTACTAAATCAGTATTTTCCGCAGAACCTAAACTGTGTAAGTCCACCAGAGACATTGAAAAATTCTACAGTGATAAGCCTGAGCTAGCAGTAAAATTACAGTCAGCACTAAAAAATCTTAAAAAATTAGGGATAGGCGGAGTGGTGCAAGGTGACCTAATGTTTACAGAAGGTGATGTAACCACAGAAGAAATTAACGGTCAATCATGCTATGTGTTTACTCCTAACACCATAACTTATGCTGTACCTGTTGACTCTAAATTGGGTGCTAGGATTGCTAATGCCAAATTAGGTATAGTGTTCCACACCAGCTACGAAGGTAATACTCTTGAAGATATGAAAGCTTCGTTTATAGTAAATGTACAAGGACTTAATCAAACTAATGACGTATGGTTTGACGATGCTACATATAAAGACTACACTGGCATAGCCAGCCTGACTCCGAGTGAGGACGTAAAACTAAAAGCCATGCTGAACAGCACCTACAAGACCATTGAGAAGATTGGCAAACAGAGATTTGACATCATCTTAGACAACAAGGACTTTGCCCGCAATATCAAACCTTTTGTTAACAAGATGGTACGAAGCGGCACACAGGTTACTGACCCAACATCATTCCTTAAAGATTTTGTAATGCATTACAATGATGTAATGACCAAAGACATAGAGAACATCACTGATAGAGCCGCACAGAATAGACTAGTTAAGATCAAAGAAAAAGAACAGTGGATCGCAGACAACGCCAACGCATTAACTGGCATCATGGCTGTATATAAAAGATTGATTGAAATGAAAGGCCTGCTATTGCGCAAACTACAACAGGTAGAAGGCATAGGTACTTTCCAAAAAACCAACGATGGCTACAAGGTTACTACACCAGAAGGTTTTGTTGCCATTGGGCACGATGGTGGCGCTATAAAATTAGTTGATCGTTTAGAATTTTCAAGAACTAACTTCCAAGGTAAAGCATAATGTTTGACTTCTTTGAGGAGTTAAAAGAAGCAAGGATGTTCAGAGGCAGTGACACGCTCAGGGGCAAATCCGCAGACGATGTCGCAAAGATGGCGTTCACTATGATATTGATGTTAGAGATACTACGCCAAGAAGACAATGCCTGGGCTAAAAAATATGTTCGAGACACCATGGACTATACTAACTTTGATGCTATGCGTACCAGTGCTACAGACCTACATAATCTACTAGCAGTGTTAAACAACCAAGACAAGTACTCAGCAAGGATTAAAGCTAACGCTAATATATCAGTACCTGTGCTAGCGATAAGAAGATATTTTAGAGAGATCACTGCTGGACACAAGGACCGCGGATTAGATCGAGCACTGTTTAAGAAATTACAGGATGCTTTTAAGGTTAGCAGTAGTGAATTAAGCTCAGCAAGACGTAACATTGCAGATTGGCAACTACCTAGTAAAACAGAAAAAGCTGTAACAAAAAGAGCGTTAAAAAACGTGTTACAGTCTACAGCACATCAAGCTGACATTTTTGTGCATTTCAAAAGTAAATTATAATTAAAACATAAATACTTACATGTGCTATCTAGCACGACAATTAATAATTATATTAAAATAACAATTTTGGAGAAAGAAAAATGGCAACATTCGCAAGAACATCAAAATCAAGCAGACCTGCAGACGGATCTGGATTTGGTAACGCAATGATAACAGGCAGAACGCTACAGCACTTCACTGTAACTTCAGCAGGTATGTGGTCAGCATCAGGCGTTGTAGCAGGTGCAGTTGACTTCCTAGCAGACGGTTCTAACTATAACAAATTAGTACAAGCAATTTCACAAGTGGGCTCAATTGAGTTATTAGGAACTCCACTAAGTGGTAACGTATTTCACGTAGGGGTATCAGGCTTCGTAGGCACAGCCGCAACTGGCGACCAAAGTTTACAAGCATATTGCAACAACTATGTAACTTACGGTTCTGGTGTAACATCAGCAACAGTAGCTGACTTTGTATATTAAGTTTTAAGTTAGCAGAATATAAAACAAAGCACGCTTAATCAGCGTGCTTTTTTTTGGCTAAACCTTGATAAATAAATTTATGCTCGGACAGACTCGAGTAATAAAATTAGGAGAAGCACAATGGCAGTTTTTACAAGAACTAACCCAACAGCAGTAGCTCGCGGTACAATCCAAAGAAATGTAGCACAATCAGTATACAAAGTTGTATTAAGTGGTTCAGGTTTAGCAGTAGCGGCATCTGATGCGGCGGCGGCAAGAATCTCAGACGCATTTGGTTCAGCAGTTGGTACTTTTAACTTTAAAGCAGACGGTAATGAAATCTATGCTGTAGTTGATAAGCATGCACTTGATATCAATCAAATGGCAGACTTAATTGCACAAGTACTTGATACAGGTACATTTGCAGTTGCAGGTGGTGTTGCTACACTATCAGACTCACAATCAGTAACAGTTACAGAACCTACTACTTTAGAAGGTATGTAAGCTCTATACTTTATGTATGGAACACAAAAAGCACTCTTCGGAGTGCTTTTTTTTTAATCTTGCATTCTGCCGATCCTGCATAAATAATAAAAAGGATCTAAATTGGAGAGATAGAAATGGCAATAGTACAAAAATGGAAATTGGGCCAAGCTAACACGTTAGTGGGAACGCAGACAACAGTAGGCACTATATATCCGGTTAACTCGAGATTACACACAATTACAGTTAACGCAGGTGGGTCAACAACAACCACAACACCACGTGGCAACCTAGTTCCAGACTCTGGATTGACTGGGGGAGTAATTGAATCAATAATTGATGAAGCGGCACCATTGGCCTATTGGACAACAGGTTCCACAGTAGCAGATCAGGCAAATATTTTTATTATTACAGATAAAAGTGTATCCGCAGATGACTTGCAACATCGCATCAGACAGATTGGCGCCAACACAGCGGCAACACGATTAACTGGTACAACATTTACCTATGCAAATACCGCAATACCATCAAAAGCTAACCTTGTTGATATTAGTGGTACACAAGTAATTGAAGGCACTGTAACACCTACAGCCTAACTGGTTTAATATATTAAAAAAGCATCTTTGGGTGCTTTTTTTATGACTTAAAATCCTACCAATAAATAGTATTATAATGATAGAACAAAGAATGTACAATCACCAAATTTTCACCTTGATAGACATTACAAAAACTAATGTCTTACAACACTCAGTTGAAAAGACAAAACAAAGAAATCAACAACGTAATTTTGAAACAGTATGCCAACTGTTGGGACTAAGAACACAATTATTTAATATATCTAATGTTTGGAGAATGGAGGATATTGCTGTGGCCCAATTTAAATTTGGATCATTCTATCTTGGTGACCTAGGATTTAAGTACAATGTTTGGAGCTTTTCGTTCTCAATAGAATTCGACGAAGTCTATAGATTAAATGATGATCCATATGGCACTATCAAAAACGATTTTGTTTACGTACCTGCAATAGTAGGATTAGATGAACAAATGCCTGCCCCACCTCATCCACTGTTCTACGCAGAAGGTGTGTATAAAAACATATACTTTACTCCAACGATTTAGAAATAAATATTAATGTAACGAGTGATCGTTACGTGATGCAAAGGCAAACAATTAAGGCACATATTAAGGCACAACATAGGCACATCAACTGCATCGGGTCATTTACATAATGGACACGACGTATGTCAACCACTGAAATAGAGAAAAAGAATCTAGAAGCCCACGTTGAGTTATGTGCCGAAAGGTATAATAACTTGGAAACAAAGCTGGACAATTTAGAAACAAGAATGGACAAACTTGAAGGCCATATGGTGGATATCAAGGCTTGTCTCACTGCCAACGAACGTACTAGAGTGACCCAATTGGTCAAAATTGGAGTGACTGTGATTGGTGTCCTAGCCGCGGCTGTGTTAGGTTTTATCTCCAGCGGCCACATATACCTATAAATAAAGTTAAACCAGAAGGGCTTGACTTTATGAAGATCGTAGAACTCACAAACAAATTACTAATGCCAATTACCAACGAAGAAATTGAATTGTTGGAACAGTTCACCGATGAGCCCATCGCAAAGAATCAGTTAAATGATCGCGAGCAACTGCTTGCAAATCAACTAACTGTCAAAGATGTGTTAATTAGAACTAATTCAGATGGCAAAATCTATTACAAGAAAATATAGCGAATTTGATCTTGACAAGATCCGTAGATTTACGGAACAAGAATTAGATCGTATATCTGGTGGCCCTCGTGACCTGCCTTTTTGCTATCAAATTGGATTTGATGTTCTTGTAGGGCATTATAAGGTTGTAAAAATTGATAACAGGTGTTGGCGAGTAGTTAATGGCACCACTAATATATTTGATTTCTTTTCGCGTAAAGATGCTATATTTTATTGTATAGCCCTGCACCAAAAAGAACACACACTAGCAAATGATATTAAGAAGGCTGATACACTGTTGGGTAGATTAGAGGTAGATGCCATACAATATCGGTCGGGTTACAAGAAGGCAGTTGAAAAAGGTGACGGATTTAGGGAAGATTATTATTCAGCTAGGTACACAGACACCATGGATCGACTAGAAGAGGTCAAGAAAGAATTAAAGAAAACTCTAAACTTGGCTAAATATATTAAAGAATAAATTAACAGGGATTATACCATGAAACTAGCAGAAATGTCATTGACATCAGCGAAAAAGATTAACAAAGTGTTAGAAAGTCGTTTTGGATTTGCTATTAATTACGATAGCCTAACCGTTGAAAAAGCTGAAAAACTCAGCGAAACTATCGCCGCTAATTTGGATAAAATCCGCCACAGTGCAAATTTACATACAGCAGAGACAAATCCACGCTATATGGAATTGTTGACAGTGAAAGAAGGACTATCACGTTGGTTAGAAGAAAACGCTAACACAACAACAGAAGCTGAAATCATCAACGAAGGTGAAGTTGGCAACGCTGAAGTGTTATTAGCCGCTAAAGACATGGTTGATTCAATCCAAGACGCCATTGAGAAAGTTGGCAAGATGCAAAACGAACAACTTCCACAACTGTTAGACAGTATCCGTGACCAAATTGGTTCTGAACAGTCAGATGGTTTTAAAAACGCTGTCGGAACAACACTAGATACATTAATGACACAACTACAAACAGCACGTGAAGGTGTTGACAATGGTGTTAAAATCCTAACTGGCGAGCAAACAGACAACCCAATGGCAATGCCAGATGAATTACCAGCAGAACTTCCAGCACCTGAGAGTGATCTAGATGCAGACGAAACTGATGGCTTTGCGGCTACAGATGCCGCTACTGGTGGTGCAGAAGAACTTGGCCGTGAATTAAGATAATCGTGCGATTAGATGAATTTACAAACAGTACAAATACTCCAGAGTCAAATTTAACAACAGCTCTGGAACTTATCCGCCACAGATATAAAGATAAGAAAACACCCCCAAAGATTTCAACACAAAGCCTTATTAATATGGTTCTTAATACTGATAAGAATTTTAATTATGACGCCCTTGTGTCTGCAAACGAAAACAATCCAGCTCTCAAAAATCTAATAAAAAGCTTCAATAAAGATTATGTGGAACTTCGATCAGCTGATGACACAGACGATACAGATGCTACAACAACCAATACGGACGCAAACAAAGCACCAGTGGACACCGTATCCAAAATGGCCAAACGTGCCGGCAAAAAAAGAAACAAATCCGTTTTTTAAAAAATCTCTTGCATTAACATGATAAATACTGTACAATAATAGTCAAGTATCAGGAGAAACAACATGGCTTATTCAGATAAAGTTTTAGATCATTATGAGAATCCTAGGAACGTAGGTTCTTTGGATAAGAACGACCCATCAGTAGGTACTGGCATG